ACCACCGCCGAGGAACTCAGGCCGTTGCAGACGGGCATCAGGAGAAGTTACGCCGAAGTGCGCTTTGATGAGTTCGGTGTAGCGGGTTCCACCTCTTGCATCGCGTTCGAAGATTTTTTGTATTTGGAACGCTTGGCGGAGTGAATTGATCGTTGCGGCAGTTGCTTCGGAGAGATCGGCTTCCAGACCGGAGCGATAGGCCATAGGCGAGTTGTCAGCGACAGTGCCCTCGCCGGGTGTTTGGAGCCCCAGTCCGACGGCGTTGCTGAAGCCAACAGTAGCCCAGTCGGTCGGAGTAGACGCGAATGTGAGTGCCTCATTAGCGCGAATGGGTGCAGTTTGACCCAAGGGAATTTCCACCGCCGGGCCTTTCTGGGGCCATGGGAGACAAGAAGTAAAATAATCATGTCTTTTGCCACGGCGTAGCATGTTGTAAAGGGTAGGCGTGTCGGGACCATCGCCACGAGGAACGTCCAGAGAGTTTTGTAGGTTCTGATCACGGAACCATTCGTTCCAGATCAGATTAATGGCGCGGAGAGGTAATGCCGAGTGAGATAGGCCAGCGACGCCAGTAGGCAGTCCGAGGTAGTCATAGATCGAACCGGTGTCATAGCCGAGTCCGCCAGAAGTAATCTGCGGGATCGTGTAGTCAGTGGAATCACCGGGGTTGGTTTGTTCGCCGTTGAATTTTTGCCAATTGTCCCATACGAGGCGAATAGGGACAGAGAAGAAGAAGGTGTCCATGACCATATTGTCCATGATCGGGAATATGGGTGTAGCGAGACGGCCAAAGCCGGTCATGTTGAGTTTGAAGGTATCGCCCGGTAGTGCTTCGTCGCAGAAGATGGGGACGAGATAGCCCGCATCGAACGTGGTTTTGTAGCCATGTGAGCGGTCGAACGATGAGCGGGGAATTTCAGCCTTCGGAACTTGGCTGAATTGGTGTTGCATGACGGATTTCATTATTCAGTTTCCTTTTTAAAGGTTGATGCGAGCCCCAAGCAGTGAGGCGCATTGAGCATTTCGATAGTTGCGTTGTCATCGTCCCACACGCCGAGATGAAAGAGCGAGTAGTCGGACGGTGATTGATTCAAGAAAGAAGCAGGATCATTACACGCTTGCGTGAAGGCGCGGAGTGCTACGGCCTCATTGATAAAGAACATAGGCTGATGATAGGCGTGGCTTTTGGAATCGTAGATCGTGTAAAGGTTGAGTTTCATAGGTCTCTCTTAGTTAGATTTATTCGTGCTTTAAGAACTGTTTCTCGCACTTGTAAGCGGTCAGGCCGCTTGTTCGCGAGGATTTTAGGCTGATGCATTGAAGATTTGCGTTTTGATTTTATGGTGTCGTGGGTTTCCCTTTCTTTGCGTTTTAGTAGCTTGTCGTAATACCGGGGTACTTGATGTTTTTTGCCGTCAACAACGATAAAGTCATCGGGGAAGGCATCGCTGGAATATTTTTCGAACCAGCGTTTTCCGATTGCAGGGTTGACGGACATGGTTGCGTATTCGCGTTGTAGTTGGAAGATTTCGCCGGTATCCGGATCGAATTGTTCGTAGTGTTCAAGAGACTTTTTTTTCAGAATATACCGAGCACAATAAGCGGCGGATTGGTACGTAACCGCGCCGATAGTGCAGTATCCCTTGCCCCATAGCTTCTCGAGAATTTTCGAACGGTATTGTTGCTTACCGGATTTTGATTTGCCTTGGACTGGTTTCGAGTCCTCGAACCAGTGACCAAAGAGCAAGGCGTGGTAGTGAGGTCTTTTGTAGTCATCGCCATATTCTCCGCAGTGAAAGAATGAGACTTTTTTTGGACTGATGGAGCGCCGTAAGCGCTTCATGAAGTCGGTAAAGTGTTTAGGAATTAGGCTTCCGCCAGTGGGAAGATGCCCCTCGTCGTAGGTAAGGGTGATGAAGCTGTTTTCGTCGTGCGTTTGTGCTTCGTGAATACATCGGGCAGCCCATTGACGAGAGTAAGAGACCCTACAGCCGGTACACCGGCCGCAGGGTACTTCAATTGGAAAGTCGGCATAGCCGTTCTTGGTGTCAAAAGCTATTCCGCCGTTGACGCCTTTGTACCCTTTAACGGGATGGTAGCAGGGCATGTCACAGGCGGATTCCGCCGCGCATCGGTGCCGAGCGGACGTTCTTTACATGAGTTTTCGACGCCGTTGCACTGAAGTAGGATTTCGAGCCTGAGCGGCTCATTTTGTTGCGTTTCATGATGTATGTCCTTGTAAAAGAAGAGGAAGTATAAGACCCCGATTAAGATTTTGAGCTCTAGCATGGCAGAAGTCAATGAATCGGTGTCAGTAGGCTCTTAAGACAACGAGTAGGTCTTAAGAGCCTGTGGCACCTGTTATCAGGTGGTTTTATCCCCGGATGCGTCAGGATTGGCCGCAGCGGGGGTAGGTTGCGCCGAAGGGTTAGATTGGGGGGTTGGTAAGGTTATGGTGGTTCCAGCGCGAAGGAGACCCATTTCCGCCATTTCTGGACGGTTTTTGGGATCGTGTACAAAGTCTAAGAACTTTGCGGGGTTGTTTTCGAACTTGGTTCGGATGGAGCTCGGGAGATCCTCGAACAGGGAACGGGATTCAGCAACGATGAGCATTGCGTGTTGATAGTCCGCGGCCTCGGTCAAGTCCTCGTAGCGGGGTTGGTGTTTGTTAATGAAGTCAAGGACTCCGGTTCTCATGTAGCGACCCATGATGACATTGATGTCGCACTCGTCCTTGAATGATTGTTTAGTCATTGAGGGTGAAGTGTTTTTGAAAGGTGTTTTGAGTTGTGGGGAATATGCATGTCTGATTGATGGGTTTGTTTGTGTTTGTGTTTGTGATTTTGGGGTTTGTGTTTGTTTGTCAGATTTAGTGGTCATGATATATCCATGTGAGTTGTGAGATTCCGGCTTCGCCGGTTTCGCCCCAAGTGTTTTCGATCAGAGATCGAAAGCCACTAGGGACGATTGGGTTTTGTTAAAGGCCGGTTGTTTTAACGTCGTAATCCACGACGTGATCCGGCCAGATTTTTGAGTCCGAGCGCACTACCTATAACTTCGCCGGCGAGACCGGCTTTGTTTCGTGCGTCGGTGTATTTGAGATTGATGCTCTCGATTGCAGTATTGACGTTTGTGTATTTTGTATCGGCCTCAATGTTTCGGCCTGTTGCTTGTGCGACGCGTATTTTTTCTTGTAGTAGCTTCCATTCGTCCTGATCCAGACGAGGGCGCCACTTCGCACTTTCTTCGAGGGCGACTTCGCGGAACGCTTTCGCTTCTTCCGCTTTTTGCATGAGGTTTTTGCCGTCGCCGTATTTTTCGCCCAAAAGGTAATCAGTTTTTGCTTGTTCCATTTGGGCTTGTGCTGAAGTGAGTTTGGTTTGTGCGTTGAGATTATCGATCTGAGCTTTGTTGATCATGCTTTGATTGACAGCACCGGCAGCTTTCGCGCCGGAATCAACAGCCGCACCCAGTTCATTGACGACTGGGGCCGCTGCGCCACCGGGAGAAGAAGCACCCATCCCCCCCGTACCGGAGAGGATGGGGTTAAGACCGGCAGCGCGGAGATCAGTTACTTCCCGTTGATGGGCCGTGTTGGACATTCGTTCCTGAAAGTCCATTTGTTGCTGCGCTTGAAATGCAGACGCAGCGTTTTGATCTGAGGCCCCTTTTTTTCCGATTAAGCCGCCAGCTACAGCCCCAATAATCGGGGCGGCGGCTGAGAGGAATTGAAGGAAGCCCGCTTGTTTTTTTAGCGATCGCATGATTGTCCTTAGAAGTGATCGATAAGTCCGGGTACGCCGTATACGGGCATCGGACGCGCACAGCGAAGCTGGAAGTAAGAATCGAAGAGGAAATGCGGCTCAGTGGGAACCGCAATGACGCGCTCTACCGGGGGATTTTCCTCGATAAACGCACTGTTAAGCACAGGTGCCGTTTCAAAGTCCTGTGACAGATGCCAAGCATCAAGACTTTGGGCCGCTTGTGAACGAAAGAGGCCAGTGATCTGTGAGGGTTTGTATCTATATTCTGCGTATCTTTCTTGATAGCCGAAAACGATATCGTTGTGTACGGCCTAATGTGGGCGGCAAACCATACAACAAATAATTGCAAGATAAAGAATCACCAAGGCGTATCCATCGAAGTGTTGAGAAAGCAGCTGGATGGGGGCTGGCGAATTTCCATTGATAGCCCCTGGGGAGGCGATATTCTCAATGGGGTTAATGAAAAAACCTGACAGTGGCTATGAATTGCAGTGTTGCGGGTCCTATATCATGAAAAAATATTTAAGTTCCATATCGAAAGAAGTACATTTCAAAAATTATCCATGGTTTTTTTCTTGCCAGCCGGGATAATCATAAATAAATAAATAAATA